CTCATCATCGAGAAGAATTTTCTTCTCATGGTCAGCAGGAATAACAACCTCAACTTCATTCAATGGGACCATCACTTCGACCTGGGTCTCATTGTCATCAGGGCAGGTGATTTTGAATTCACTTGCTTCACCAACAGCAGTAGCACGAATGCGAAGGAAGATGTATTCGATCTCAAAGGTTGCGAGATCTTCCACCTTACCCTTAAGGTTGGTGCAGTTTCTGATGATAGTCTTAACTGCTTTGATCATCTGCTTGTCGTCTTGCGACTCCATAGCGAGATAGAGCAGTTTCTCCTCTTTTACAAGGAAAGGTCTATAGGTAACTTTAGTGCCAGTGATAGGCAACTTCAGATCATACTCGGGGATAGCGAGCTTAGGTAAAGGCATAATGCTCCATAACTATTAAATTTATTTAGGTGCCAAAGAAGGCGGAATCTGCTTGGGTTTCGATACCCAATGCTTCCACAACCCTATCAAAGTTACGAATAACCTTATCATTAGCATTAGGACTAAAGGATAGTATATCCTCTGCCACTGTGTCAAATCTAAATCTCTCATACTTAAAGTCAACATCAATCTTCAGCAGATCTGCTGGTCCATTGTTGAGAGACATCGCTGAGATATCAAACGGATATGCACCATACATCTGCCAGACTGCAGTGGATCTATTCATCCTCTGCTCAAAGTTAACTCGTCTTCCGTTAAAATTATTAGACCCTTTATATACAACGTTAGCGCCATTCTCCCATTTCAGGATCTGAATGTCTGCTGTGTACTCGTCGTAGAATGTAACTCTGTTTTCAGCATCGCTAGCAGTGAGATTCATCCAATTCTCAAAGAATTGACGATGATACATGTCCTTTGTCATGATGAAGGACATTCTTACTTCTTGCTTTTGCTGACCATATGCATAATCATATGGCATACCAACAGTCTTAACTGATTGCGTCTTAATCCTTCTAGCAGGAATAGTTACACTATCAGCGAAGTAATTGATGGATTCGTAATGCTCCCGATAGTTGGGTGCTCTGCCAGTAGCATATAACATCGGTGGGAGAGTGATCTCTACCGAAAATAGATTTGACTTTGCAATATCCTTCTCACCACTTGCTACTAGATCAGCAAATCGGAGAAAACTATTGGGATTTCTGTAACTCATTAAACTCGACTCCAGATGTGACTGCTAGGGACCTCGATCCAGCGACCTGCTGCATTAAATAGGAATTGCTCAATAGGCAATGGAGTCATATCCTGCAGATCAATCGGTTTAACAGTGTAGATGTTGGTAGCATTAGACATAAAGTATTTATGATGGCAACGGGCAGGATACGCGGGACTGCCCATAGACCACTGTGCAGCGATTGTCTTTCTTGCTGATGGTTGTAGATAATGCAAGTTACCACCTGAGAATTGCATGTTTGGGTCATCTTTGTCGGATATCTTCACCATTGGGAATCTATCGTAAAACTGCAGTTTCTCAGTCGCTGCAGAGTATGCAAAGAAAATGACATCACCGACCTCAAAGGTGCCTTCATATGGCTCCAGACCGTATTGCAGTTGACTGCGATACCATTCCTTTGATTGTGACTTGCCTTCTGCAAGATCTTTGACATCAGTGAAGATGCTCATACGTTTAACTCTTTTTCTGTGAGAATTAGGAATTCCATACGACGATCCTTACAGTATTCTCTTGCTGCCTTCCATTTTGCTTGGTTGACACCGTAAGTCTTCACCTCAGTTATGTACTTTTTAGTTTGCCTCTTTGGGCGTTTAGGGGGCGCACACTGTATCTTCGGTTTAACCTCGATAATGAATTTCTGAGTCCCTCCACTCCTTGTTCGTGCTCTGACGTAGAAATCGGGAAAATAGCGATGAATCCGACCGTCAACAGGACTGATGTATGGAATAACGATTTCTTCACTACCCCACTCCAATACGTTTACATTTTTATCACACCAGACCATAAACTTTCTTTCCCACAAACTCCTATAAATAATATTCGTGGGATCACCCTTATACTTATGTCTATTTGATGGTCTGAATTTACCCGAATAACTCATGTCAAAAACTTTAGTATTTCCAAGGGTCAAACCGTTAGGGACGAATGGTAGTAGCAGAAAGTCTGTTAGAGACGCTGCCTCGTTTCCAACGGAAGTTATAGACTACCTTAAATTAGATATTTATAAACACCAAAAGAGGGGTGACAAGAATCAGGATAAGGGTAGTGGCGGTATAAAGAAGAGTCTTTACTTATATCTTCCCCCTGGCATGAATGAGAAGTATTCTGCTCAGTATGAGGGTAAAAACCTTGGTGCAGTTGGTAATGCAGTAGCAAATGCTGCTGCTAGCGTGGTGCAAAGTGGTGGATCTCTTGAGGGTGAAGAATTTGGTAATAACCTCTCTGCTGCAGCAAAAGCAGCAAAACCCGCTCTTGGTTTCAAACTTGGTGCTACTGCAATCAACACCCTGGTGGGTGAAGTGTCACCTTATGGTATGAATCTTGATGCTAACGATCTCTCTCAAATAACACAGGGTAAAGTGTTTAACCCTTATGAAGAAATGCTCTTCAAAGGTCTTAAATTCATTACTCACAGTTTCAAGTTTACCTTTGTGCCTAAAAGTGCTGAAGATGTGCAGGTGATCTATGAAATCATCAGTAGTCTTAGACAATCAATGCACCCAGAGAAGAAAAACGACTGGTTGCTGATTCCCGATAAATTTAAGGCAGAAATCGTTAGATACACCAGTAAAGGAGACGAGGAAGAGATCAACAAAGGTAAGATCAATGGTAAAGGTGGATATATGCAGCAACTGCTGCGTTTCCCTTATAGAATGGTTTTACAAGACATGAGTGTTGATTTCGGTGATTCTACTGCAATCCGCACACAAATTCCTGGCATGGATGGTGCAGACTTTGGTTTCGCTGTCTATAACATGACTCTCACTTTCCAAGAGACCAAATACCGCACACGCGCCGACTTTGAAGACTAATGGCAAATTATTTCTCATACTTACCTGATGTATTCGTAAGGACATCCAGTTATCGCACTGGTAACAATGATCCTTATGTCCAGGCAAAGAATCTCTTCCGTCGTATCAAGATCCGCGATGATTTGAGTGATGTAATTCTTGGATTTGAGAAATACCTCATTCAAAATAACGAGAGACCTGATCAAATTGCTGATAAGTTGTATGGTGATACCAGTTACGATTGGGTCATACTCATTACCAACAACATCATCAACATTTATGATGAATGGCCTATGTCTGAGCAGGAGATGTATAACTACATGGTCCGCAAGTATGGTGCTGATCATGTAGAAAGCATCCATCATTGGGTAACACAGGAAATTAAAAACCAACAGGGTGATGTAATCCTGAGAGATGGATTTGAGGTCCCAGAAAACTTCCAATACTCACGACCTGATGGCAGTGTAGTTCCTAGAGAAGAATTAGTAAGACCTGTCTCTAACTATGACTATGAGATGAAACTGAATGACTATAAGAGAGGTATTCATGTCCTGAAACCTCAGTATATTGATTCATTCGTTGAAGAGTTTGAGAAACTGGTTGAATACTTGCCTTCTAATGAGGTTGATCCTCTTACAGGCGTTAAGAAGACCGTCAGTGTTGTTGCCGAGGCATTTACTAGCGTTAAACCAACATACCAGACTCTGGTTGGACAACTATCCTCGATTCAATTTGCTGCTACAGCAGAATACACCTCCAGAAACTTTGGATCTAGTGATCCTACTATCTCTGAAGGTGATGTGCTTGCTGATGGTAGCACCGTTGCAGTTACAACAGGTAATACTACCGCTACTACTGAAACCGCTGGCACGATGACCGAAACCGTGATCAACCAATATGGATCCGCTGGATCTTCTAGTGGTCAGAGCTCTGGCGGTGGCACGTCCAGCGGAGGGTCTTATAGTGGTGGTGGGGGATATTAAATAAATCCTCTATCTTTCGCTACATGTAGCAATTCTTTCAAATCGCCCACATGTCGTGCTCCTAGCGCGATTTGTGGGTATTGTGCTTCTGGACCAAATTCGTTTTCAAATGCTTTTTGGTCAAAATGTTGATCTAGGCGATATTCGAGATATTCACCATCTAGTGCTTTTAGCAGTTGTGCTGCTCTTTCGCATTCTTGTGATCCATTACTATAAATTACTGCTGTCTGAGGTACTACCATTACTTCTCCTTGTGATTGTAGGTAATGACAATTTTTTCGTGTGTTGTACGCTTATCGGAGCACATGACATGCTCCACCTTTCCATCCAATAATTCACCAACCTTCTCTAGAAGGTTATTCGCTATATTGCGATTAGTCACGTTGTCGCCAGTCATCGGGTTTCTCCCTCATAAACCAATCTTTAATGTCTTCAGCACCATCAAACCCCGTCCTATAATTGGATGGGTCGGGGTCTCCTAATCCCATCCTATTCATAAAATCATCCATACTACCCTCCTCAATGTCTTGAGATGCTTGACGACGTGCTTTGTTTAACCAGTCCCTAGCAGTTGTATGGCGTTTGGCAAGTTTCTCTGCCCAGATCATGTCCTCGATAGGGACAGTTTCTTTATTTGCAATGCATCTGCAAATGGACTCCAAACGGAGTCGATAAGCGGTTGAGAGCATAGGATCATTTACGCAATTTGGACTCTAATTCAGAGACTTTGTTGAAATCGGCATAAGATGCCTCAGATCGCGAATTAAGGATACTTTGGATATCTTCAACAATTACGTCATTTTCAACATAGTCGTCCAGATACTGATTTAACGCTTCCGCCAAATAACGGTATCTGTGCCATTCAGGCGAATAAGGTTTGTAGTGTGTCATAGTAAAAATACCGAAAAACCCTGTGGGCGAAAAAATACCCCGAATTTTTTTTCGACCTTCCTGGGAACAGAAAGTGAAATAATATATGGGTTAGCGTCTACAGGGTCTATACTTGAGACGGGTCTGCTTCTCCCAGTAACCTTCGACGTATTCGTAGTGCCCTAACCAACGACCAGGGACCCAAACACGTCGGGTTACTTGCACCTCACACATGCGCCTCCTAGGAGGTGCTTCATAATAATAGTGGTGCGAATGGTAATGCCCATGCCCCTCAAACGGCTCCCAGAATTCCTTCCAGGTGAGTGCATTAGCGGGTGCTGCAGCGGACAATAGCAGCAGAGAGGCAAGGGCAAGTTTTTTCATTAGTCGTCGTTAGCGAGGGCAGCGAAGTAGTCCAGATCAGGACCATCGTCTGCTTTTGTGATTTCTTCAATCTTAGCACCGAATCCACTAGGAGTGGGGTCTGGTTGGACCACTTGTCCAGGTGTCATAATGTCAGGGGAGTTGAATGACCCACGTCCCTCAGACTCATCCTCAAGGGACTCGTCACGAGTGCGGACCTGAGTGCGACCCTTATTAAGGACCATATTCAGACGCTCCTCCAGTTTCTCATAAGACTTGAAGGCAGAAGGATCAGTGAATTCCTTGAGGGAATACTGAGACTTCCACAGTGCTTCCAGTTTGTCATCATCGAAACCGCCCAGTGTAGAGGGGGATGCGAAGTCAGACTTATCATAATTCCAGTAACCACCAATGGTCTGGATCTTGATACGGAAGTCTGCACCAGACCAAAGATCGAAGGGGTTGATAGGTTCTTCGTCTTCAAACTGGGGTTGCATGGCAGACACGATCTTGTCGTGGATCTTCTTGCCATACTTATACAGGAATACTTTACCCTCATTCTGAGGATTCAGTTGATCCTTTACGACATAGATGTTGCTGTAGTAGGAGAGTTTCCTCTTCTGCTTACGAGCAATCTCTTTGTCGGAATCAATGCCACTATTCCAAAGTGTGCGATTCATTTCACCAACAGGATCTTTCTGACCCAATGTGGTGAGAGAGTTTTCAATATACCATCCGCCTGGTCCTTGGAAAGCGTGACTCCAAACCTGTGCCCAAGGAAGATCTTCCCCATCAGGCTCAGGGAGGAAACGGATCACGGCATAACCGTTACCGCTCTTGTCCACCCCTGGTTTCCAGAGTCGCTCGTCGGGACCAGCACCCTGTGGTTTGGACATCTTCTCAATCTGCTGAGTCAGTTTATCAAAGGACCCAGACTTCTTCTTGAGACTTGCAAAAGACATGTGTTTCTCCGTTGTGGTTGTGTGTTTTGTATTTGCCACCGTATTATAGTGGCATATTATTTAGGTCTTGTCAAGGGACCGTGTGCGGTTTATGATCAGCACACGCTCACCATCGTGAGTGAATTGCAGATCGTCATCAGGGTCCCAGCAGAGCTCCTCGTATAGGTCATCGAGTTTCTGCATATCTTGCCACAGTGCATCAGGATTTGGCATCTCTCAACTCCTTCCTCCACGTTTGCAGTTTATCTTCCATGGTCTGAAGGATCATCATGAGATTCATGCCTCCAGAATACTCTTGTGATAGGAGGTCGATGCGATCTTTGACAAACTTTGCCTCGCTATCTTCCTCGTTAGTTGGATCCAGGGAGTGTGATGCTAGTGCCAATCGAGAGTAAAATACTTTCTGTTTGGCAATTAACTCTAGGGTCTTCTCCACATGCTCCAGACGTTGCTCTGGATCAAAGTCCTTTAGACCAGCAGACATCTTCAGGAGCTCTGTATAACACTCTTGAATCTCTTCTACCTCATCTCTTACTACGTCGCTCTTGAAAAAATCGTCAGTCATAATGGCAGGATTCCTCTGCTCGTTCGTTTAATGTAATTAAGTTGTTGTGCGTCCCATTTAATCTTGTCCTTCAAAGGTTTAGAGATTAGTTTACTCACAGTTTCAACCTCAATCTCAAACTCTTCACAGATAGATGTGACTGCTTCTATGTAGTTGATAAGACCCTGACTATCTTTAACTCGTGACTCCACGAGTGAGGTAAATTTACCTTGTGTCATAAATTTTTCTTCAATTTCTTTCATTTCATACCCTCCACATAGTAGCGGTATTCTTGGATCCACTCGATAAGTGTGTCCATGTAGGGTATCTTATCATACTTTTCAACAACTTGAATGTCTCCTTTCTCGGACACTGAGAGGGTGACAAGTTTGTCTACTTCGATACCAGTCATTTCGTAATACATGTATGCATATGCTGCCTCTTGGACAAAATACTTTTCAAGCATTGCGTCATTCTTAAGGCGGGTTGTAGTCTTAAAGTCAATGATCGCTAGAGCATTATCAAACTCAGCAATGCAATCAACACGACCAGCAATCCCCAACCTAAGAGAATAAAGAGGGGCTTCAATACAGTGAATGTTAGAAATACGATCAAGAGTCTCACGAGCAGCCCTGAAAAGGTACTGGGGAAGACCTTTGCTTTCTTTAACTTTTTCCAATTCATTGTTTAGGTAATGCTCCACGATGTTATGGTATTGAGTGCCACGCCACGATGCAGCACGGCGGACTCGCTCTGCCTCAGTATAACCTACTCGCTTCTCCCAGGCAAGAATACCTGCCTTAGTATTATGACCGACAACAGTCGTGACGCTAGGCATCCAACCATCATCGGTCTTATAGAATCTTCCGTGAGGAAGAGTCCTGCTCTCCAACTCAACGAGAGGAGCGGCAGGACCCACATAATTAAAAGTCATTCACATTCCCATGTTAATTTTAGATACAAGATACTCTTTAACCAAACCAGATCTAACGATGTCCTCGATACCAAACTCAACACAGTCGAAGGATGGCATGGACTGTAGGATCTTCATGAAGTCAAGCACACCATTGCGCTCGTTGCTCTTCACAAGATCAGACTGGGTGTAGTCACCAGAGAAGATGATCTTAGAATCTTCACCAACACGAGTGATAATGGAATCAAGCTCATGGAAGTTGAGATTACTAAACTCATCTACAATTATAATACACTTGTCAAGTGTTACGCCACGAATGAATGAGGTGGACCAGAAAGAGACAGTCTCCTGTGCTCTGAGGTTATCATACAGTGCCTCGAAGGCATTGTCATCTGGCATCTCAAACATATACTTCACCATATTCTTATAAGGAATCTGGTAAAGGTTACTCTTGTCCTCATGATCTCCAGGAAGGAATCCAATCTCTCTGGTAGGGACCAGTGAGCGGACCATGTAAACCTTCTCGTATGGAGTCTCTGGGTCCAGGACTTCACGCAATGCAAGATAGAGACTGATGAAAGTCTTACCTGTGCCAGCAGCACCATGCAACACTAGGTTTTTACCTTCAGCATAGGAGTTGAAGATAGTTTCTTGGTTGTCTGTGAGCGGATTGATTTCCTTTAGGTGCTCAAGATTGATGGGTTTCTTTCTTCTCATTTGCTTTGCTGTGAGTGTCTCCAGTTTCATGGAGCGACGACGTGTCTTGGACTTTACAGATGTTGGCATAGAGGGTGTTGGTTAGGTGTAACGGGACAGGTTTGCTCTAGGATGGTCTGCTTGCATTTTTTGCATGACCTCCTTGAAACCATCCGACTGTTTAGGCTCACCGTATGTGGTGCCAGGCACTCCTGCCTGCCAGTCCTTATCCCAGTCGGGGTTATCTTCACGCCATTGGTTGTATTCAACCATTGACATTCGGAATTCTTTTTTCTCTCCAGTTTTGAGATTCTTCACATTGTATGTAGGCATTACAAACTCCTGCTCTGCGGCATAACGGAACTACAAATATACTTAGCAGTGGGCACGTCTGCTTCAAAGAGTTGCTTCGACTCACTCTGAGACCGTGCTTCCACGATCCTGAAGTGGTGACGATTACCTGTAGCAGGTAGCGTGTAGGTAATCATGTATCTAATTAGTTTGAAACTCATTAGTCAATCCTCAGACATGGTTGCAAGTCGTCCCAGTCATCGGGACATCCACACTCCTCCTCTGGACACCAGTCAAGTGCCTTGGCAACGATAGGAAACTGACACCTGAAGTGTTGCTTACACAACTCAGCGATGTCCATGTGCTCCTTCTGTGTGCCATTAGCACACCTCAATTCAATATAATGGATCCATGAACGCACAGATCCTGTCATGAAAATTCTTGTGGGCGCAGCGAGAGGAAGCACAAAACGAGCACACTCCTTTGCCACACCTTCACGGAGCAATTCATTGTAGAGATCCATACCCTCTATAAAGTATTGATGGATGCGTCCTTGCAGAAATGATTTCTGATCTGCAGGCACACCGTCAATACTATTCTGTCTATTCTTATTGTCTTGCAGTCTCAGATCAGGCACCTCAATGACCTCACTCAACAGATTAGTATCTGCATAGCGTTGTGAGAACTCTTGATATGTAAATGAACGGTGCCTCAGTATTTGAGCTGCCAGTCCTCTGGTGGTGTTGATCTCCAGCGTCATGAATGCTTGCTCAAACACAGACCAGTGTCCATGCTTGATACAATAACGCAGTAGACCAGCAACCTCAGGGTTGTTTTGATTCTTTGGGTTGCTTACGCGAGCAACATATCCCATGTGCTTCTCAGCATCAGGGGTCACAGATACTAGGCAAACCTTAGAGGAATGCTCAACAGGATCAGAATAAAATTTAGTCATTCTTAGGAATAAGCAGACGAGATATTACAATTAGTCCCATGCTTGTCCAATATGTTAGCACAGGTAGTCCAAATAGTCCAGGGATAAACATATTCCAAATGACCATAAGGACAAAAGGAGAGATCAAGAGAGTGCCAAGTCCTGCAACGATTGCTTTACCTGTCTCAATGTTATTCAGTCTCTCTTGCTCCTCTTCATCTTTTTTCAAAGCAGCATCAACTGCTTCTTTAATATCATCGATCTGTTGCTCAGCAGAGCGTCTAGGATCAAAGTAAACCTGATCTTTGGTCATTTTCCTTTGGTTACTTTTGCTTGGGGTTTGTTTGGATCTTGCCATAGTTTAGGACTTATTCTTCCTTCAGTTTGTTTATACCATTGCAAGTCCTGTTTGTATCTGTCCCAATAGTGGTCAAAGATATCAACATTTTTGGAGCTCGTAACGATATCATAATGTGGAGTGCCCTCAATCAAATAGCAGACGATGTAAGACGTATAAGGTAACGTCCTATCCTCTGCTAACTGAGGGTCGCAGTCAGTTTGTAGGACTCTAATCTTACTCATCGAGCTCTTCCTCCCCACTCAATCTGTGGGAAGGCTTCTTTTACTACTGCCATAGTAATCCGATACTTCTTATGAAGTGTCTTATTCACTGCCTTGATCAGGACTTCTGCCTCTGATGCATGGAGTCCTTCAAGCATCTGAATAAACATACTCTCAACCTTCATACCAGGCAGGGTATCATCACCTCCCTTGAAGAATCGATAGAGTTTCTTACCCTCTTTCTCAAGCAGGGTATGCTCGGTGCCCACAGGTGCTTCGTTGGGACGGTAAGGGACATCTTCACCCATTGGCACACGAGGCACTACACTATCATCAAAGTTGATGATGAAGATAGACCTCAGTGTCTGGGTGTTGTTTTCTTGCAAGATCTTGATCTTTGCCGCTTTAGTCTTAGCATTATGTGCTTTCTGAAGCACTTCAGAAATCATCAGTTTCATGTTTTAGATAGTAGGTTTGCATTCACTCTTCATCATCAATCATATCATCTTCATCTGTAATACGCAAGTAGAGAAGGTCAGCGGGGTCTGCCATGCCATCTTCACCCATCATCTCAGGGTGCATAACAACAGCAGCATACTCTGCTCGCTCCTTCCACTCATCATAAACAGATTTCAGATTCCAAGATGCCACAAACCCTAGGAGGAAGGATCCTAGGGTTAGGAAGAAGGCAATGTACAGAAAAGAAAGATCAGCCATGTTGCCTCCGTGTCTTGTTAATTTTATTTAGCAACCTTCTTGCGTCCTGGTTTCCTTTCAGCGTGATACTTCCAGGAGTCCTCCAAGATGCTGTAGAGATAGTCGCGTATCTTTCGTGCTTTTGGTTTGGGGATGTGCCCATATGCTTCGCGCAGTTGCTTGTCACCCCCTTTGATGTATCCATTCAACTCTTCAACTGTGTCGCTGAGTTGTGCAGCAGTGGATGATTCAATGAATTCATTTGTCTCACGACGTGTCCACTTACCTGCTTTCAGATAATTATACATCTTGAATAAGAATTTACCGTTAAGCATTGCTTCATCGAGTGCTCTCTCGACGAGTTGGTAAACTTCACTTGTGTCTTTTGACTTCACAGTAGATTGTTTTCCCTCAGGTATTTGACAGTTTCGGTGCAACCACCCAACTTACGTCCGTTGATCAGGACTTGTGGGAATGTAGCACCAGGACCAAACTCTTGATAGAATTGCTCCCTTGTAAAGTTAACATTCAAAGTGAATTCTGCAAAGGGGTAACCTTTCATTCTATAGACTTCTTTAATCTTTGTGCAGAAAGGACATCCAGGTCGTGTGTAGATTGCTGTGTTTCCAGGTTTTGCCATCGTGATATAAGTGAGTGAATAAAAAAGGGTCCCGAAGGACCCTCAGCGGAGCATCAGATTCCGTCTAAGTTATATATCAGAAGGAATACTTCAGACCCACCTTAGCACCATATCCACGATCGATGTCGTCGTCACCGCTTCCGATGAAGGAGACTTCACCGTATGCACCAAGCGCATCGGTCACGCCGACGCCCAGACCTGCCTTACCAGAAGGAACGGTGTCGCTCTCGCCGCCGTCAGGGGAGACCAGAGTAGCGCCGCCTTGGACATAGTATGAAGCGGATTCGCCAAGAGCACCTTCGTAGCCTACATGGAAATCTGTATTTGCCCCAGTGTAATCAGCGCCTGACCAACCAGCGTTGGTTTCCACGTTGACATAGGGTCCTGCCAGGGCAGCAGACGGAGCCACGATTGCTGCGGTGGCAGCGAGAGTTGCGATTGCAGTTTTGATCATTGGTATTTTACCTCGTTTGTTTTTCTTGTGGAGTGTTTACCCACAGATGATAGGGGATTCGACTCTCCCCGTATTGGACTTGTAACAATCCGTAACCTAGTGGTCACGAATGGTTATTTATAACAGAAAAATCTTAAAGTGTCAAGCCCTTGTGCCAGTTGGACAACGCTTGACCTTCTCGATCAACTGCTCCTTTAGATCATAGTATAGAGCGTGCTCTTCTGTCAACACATAATATCCAGTCAGGGACTGTCCATCATCTGTCCACCCATAGGAAATGACCCTCTCATGGACCTCCGCACAGTCAAGTAATTTATCAGTGTTTAGATAATGGTTATACTTCTGATGAAGGTTGATCATGGTCTTCTCCTTTGGACTTAGATAGTATATCACGAATCTCTGACATTTGGTCAGACGTTAGATTCTCTTCAGGTTTAGTAACATCTTCTGCAGACTCTTCACTAACTGTATCGGGAGCGATTATTTTCTGGACTGCTTCTAAGTCTTCTACCATACCGACAGGGACAAACCCACCACCAAACGCCTGTGTCTTAGCAGGTTTGTTATCCATACCATGCACCTCTGCAAGGTTGGACCTCCAGTATTTCTTCATCTTCTTCATCATCTTCTTACGACCCTTGGGATCGTCTTTGTATTTTTCGATGACGCTTCTGAGTGCTTTCAACTCGCGGGATGTTTTCTCCAGAGATCTCTCTGCCCATCCCTCTTTTGCATTGCCAAAACCTGCCATAGTTAAGTTGTTTGTGTAATGATTAGTTTGAATTTGACACGATGTTTGTCTCTATCAGAGCTAGTATACCACACTGGTGAGTTTTTGTTATGTGACTCTTGATAGAATGCTTCCTTCGCTGCCCTCTTCATGTTGTCTTTCTCATAGAAAGCAGCAAGTTTCTTGGGCAGTTTGAAGTTACCTTTCATGTCAGGGTAGTAAGGTGACGTGGCGGTGTCCTCCATTGCATTATATGCAGCATCATCAGACTGTGATCCACCATCAGTAGTTAGGTTCTTGATAACCATTGTAGCATTCACGTCAAATCCATTGCCTGCATCGTCATCCCATTGAATCTTCTGACCACCATCCCTGATCCTATGACCAGCAGTCTCACTCTGCCCAGTAATAGTCCAGTAATATGTGTTACCACCAGTCACATTGAAGGATCGAGTCTGTTGTCCAGTGGTGCTGTTACCTTGATCAAATGTTTGACCAGCAATATCTAATTGCTTGACTGCCTGACCAGAGACATTCACCTTATCATCCCAATCAAACTCCAACTCAATGTTACCAGTGCCACTACCAGTCACTTCAATACCTGATCCATCAGCAAGGAAGTATGCAGACAGGGTGCCGCTGGATCCTTGGTTGTATCTCTTAGGTGGCCAGTAGAGATCAAACTCCTGCCCCTCAGAGTATCCTATGCCCTGCTGTAGCACCTGTAGGACAGTGATCGCACACAACCATCTCTCAGGATTAGAATCCCCGCCTTCTGCCTTGTCTGGCTCGTTAGGGATTGCCTTGGTGGAATAGAAGGTGAATCCAATCCTGACCTTTGCTTGTATTGCATTTGCTTTGGACAGGTCATAGACAGCATCATTCTCAAACTCATTACCATCCAGGTAGTAGTCCTGAATGAATGTGTTTGCATTAAAGAAGTCAAACGACGGTGGATTCTGAGTTGATCCAGGGAATTGTAATGCTGCAGCAGATCTATAGTTACCAACCTCATACCATGGTTTCTCTCTCCTAGCAAAACCGACAGGAGATCTAGACATAAAGACACCATGCTGTGCATGGACACCATCAACCTGATCAAAACGTGTGATCAAGTGTCTCTTCACAAGGTCACTGTAGTCACCACCCAGCACCTGTATACGATACCCTTTCGATCCAGACCGATACTCAGAGACAGGATCCTCAGGATAACCTGTGTCAATATATCCACTAACGATGTTAGGTAGCAGTGGGTTGTGGATGTCTCTATCGGCACCACCTAGGACTTCAGGGTTGCTCTGCAGCAGACCATGCATGGACACCCTCTGATAGTTTTCATACACCTTAGTAGTTGGTTGCTTAGGACCAGAGGACTTCTTGTTATCTCTAGCAGTATTGTGCCAAGCATCACCACTGTAACTACCTGCTCTCAGTTTACCGTCTGCCTTAGCATTGATCTGAGCACCGTAGGATGGATAGAATTGCATGTCCAGTCCAACGATAGCACCAGCAGAACCCAAACTAATCAACTCAGGGTTTGCCATCATCCTAGGACTGAGTGGTGTGTCACCTGATGCTGTGGTCAACTGCAGACCCCACTGCATCTCAAACTTACCTGTGTCTACATTCCAGAGAGCACAGTATGGTG